ACGTGGGACCCCGGTAACAACCCAGTGGGGGAATCACCTATGCCACATAAAGCAGCACTAGTAATGGGTTGTACCGGGTATGCCCACGGTAAATCTTCGGTCTTGATTTTGTTTTTATCTGGAACATGGAAACCAAAAATACGCACGCGACATCTGCCGAGTTTTAAAGGATCACTAATATCCTCTACAACACCTTGCCACCAAACGAATCCTTGTTTACCAAAAAATGTTTCCATTATTACTCTCTAACTGGTGATTGCCAATTGCGGTCGGCCCATTTTTCCGCCCACTGCTTCCATTCCTGTAATTCTTCGTTGCTATAATCATTCTTTCGTTCCCACGCCTTAAATCGTTCTTCGAAAGAATTAAACTCTTGCTTCTCATTGAAATTTAACATTTTAATCTCCTGCGTTCATAAATTCAAATGGCAGTGAATCCCGTGACAATTCTAGTCTTGTTGTGTAACCTTTTTCTTTATTTATCACATGCTGAAGACTAGTTACGAGATATCTACCGGACATCATTCTGTCCTTTGGATCAACGGATGACATCTCCGTTGGTTCTAATTTTGGTATGTCTAAAATAACTACATCGCCGACTCTCCTATTTGAGTCACCCGAAACAATGATAGAAAGGGAAGACGATCTTGCCCTTAAAATTGATGATCTTCTCTTCAGTGTAAAATCAGAGTATTTAAAATTATCATCAATCCCATCGTGAGAAAATGAACTAGTTCCCACAAAATTGAAACTAGCGTTAATGTTTTTGTTTACGTTGAGATTAGACTTTCTAGCAATTAATGGATACTGCTCCACAGAATCAGTTCTATCAAAATGCTCAAGGTAGTCAAACTGATTTACCGTATATTCTTTGGTTACTAAATCTAACGAAACTATATTGCTCGCAAAGACACCATTGTCTATTTCTTTTACTTTATCAAAATGTCGATTGAATTTCAAGTCTTCAATCTGAGAAAACTTTTTATGAAGACCTTCTTGTGTTCTGATATCTACTGGAACATTTGGTTGGTGGTAATTGTACTCAGTAACTGGTGATTTTTTTGATAGAGAATGTATACTCTTGAAATGATTTCCATCCATATTTTCATAAAACAAGAAACTACAATCTTCTCTGTTCGATGCTGACACTGCTCGTTTTGATAACCAGTTTAATGTCTTATATGGGCCCCAATTTGGAATTATGAATGAATGTTCGTTGTCTGTTTTTTCCAACTCTACCAATTCAGTGCTAAAGTTAGATTCACTAATTTTCGAAACAATATCCGAAACAGTTCCCCTATATGATCCGTTGATTTTATTTTGCATCGACACATAAGCATCTTGTGAGATAAATCCCAACGTCACTTCTTTTCCCTTACCTGTATATGCCAATTTTAACTGATTGAAGTTCGTTACGACGAATTTCTTCTTTTCTATTTTACCAGAAAAACCGGGAGTAGTAAAGGAAATTTGTATATAATCTTGACCATTAAGTTCTAATCTATCAGTGAGGTTACTAAAATCCAAAAACTTTATTTCACCGTACATGAAGTTCTGATATAGACTTTCGCTGATAACTAGATTAATCAGACCCGTTTGGTTCTTAATATCAATGGAAAGTTTGTTTGGACCAAACAAAATTAATTCGTCAATTGCAAAATCACCGAAACCTTCCCATCTAGTGAGGTCTTTCGGTTTTACGAATTCAGTTCGGTCGTAATAATCAGGCATTCAACAAATCGTCCAATGATGTATCAATCAGTTGTAGATATTTGGGATGTAGAAGTTTTATCGTTCTCTTATCATTATTTATTTCGTCTTCATAATCCTGTATGGTAATCACATTATTGTTTGAGTTGTCACCACACACCCCCATATAGGCACCAAGATTCGTTGCATAAAACTTAACTGTGTTTTCAACAACTCCGCCAGTGCTTCCCAATACTGCCGTTTCATTGTTTACTTCGGCGAGAGGATTTAAATATTCAAAATCCCCAGTAACTCCACTTCTGCCATCAAAGTGGTGAACTGCACTCGATGTAGTTGTAACTCGCTGAACTGTTGCAATCTTTCTACTACCAGAAGTTGCACCAGTTGCAATTCTATCACCTTCTTCAAATGTTCGTGTGTAATACTTCAGAGTAAGTTTGCTGAGATCAGGATCCCATGAGTGAACAAGTGCCTCTCCGTCTATACTGAAATACGCACCTTCTTTGTTTGTTTCGCCGTCTGTGTGATAGATCGTTTCGTTCTTGATAAACTTTCCAGTGAACATATTCTCGACATCGACTCCATCACCTGCACCCGTATTGCCACCAGAACCACCACCGGAAAGGAAAAGAGAAATGCCGGGGTATGTCTTCTCGATCCAGTTTTCATTCGAAAGATTGCTCTTTGGCCAGTCATAGTATGGGTGAATTATGTCATTGAAAATAAGAACCAACCAATGCAACTCTGGACTGCCGTATAATTTGTCGGCAATCAGTTCTGGAGTCTCTCCGTCTTGGACTTCGTATTCAGTGAACGCTTCGGTTGCATCCTTCAACTCAGGTGCAACACCAACTCGTTTGAGAATATTGACTGCAACCTTATGCTTAACTTCTGAGTTTTCTAAAAACGGATAGCGAGTCAGTGGGAATTTAGAAAAATATGCCATCAATAACCCTCCAAGATATCATCCTTGACATTAATATCAAGTTCCTTGAATGTCAATGACATGGTAATTGCGGTAGGGGCGCCGTTACCAAAAGTAGAAAATGTTCCGTTTGGTGTAAAGTCCACGTTAACTTCGGTCAATGCACAATCACGGACCTTCAACAGGAATGGATTTTCGGTGACACTATTGGATGTTCTCTGGTAGAATTTAATTTCAAAAATCGATGGTGGTACGAGAAAGTTTCCATTGTCTGATAGTGATGGTGCAGAATGAAATCTAAACAGTTTAATGACAGATTCGACCATCTGCGATTCTTTCACATTTCGTGGATAGAATTCATACGAGAACTCAAAGGTTCTAAGTTCTGGTGCATTGTATACAAGTTCTTTTCTCGGATTGATTGTTTGACCAAGAAGTTGTGTTGCTGCTGCTTCGAGTTCTGTATCAATACCAATAACACTCGCAACACTATCTAATGCACCAATCGCCTTTCTCATCATCGCAGGGCCCATAGAAGATACCAAATTCATTAGATCTCCACCAGCAGCACCGAGATCTCCCTCTAAAATATTACTCACACCACTACCTAATGATTTTGCTGACTGGCCCAAGATTGCAGCAAATAACAAACTCGGTGTATCGTAACTCTGTAATGAAAGGTTGTTGATTTTGTGTGGCATATACAAGAAGCATGTATCTTTCGATTTGTACTTCTTTTGTCTGAGAGTTCTGGTTGGGTTTGAAGTTCTTGTTCTTGTATTTCTTGCCTTATCTTCTACATCTAACACATCGATTCTCGAATTGATTAATTCTTTTTGTGTGGCCTGTCTCGAATATCCACCTGATGTATCATATGACCCACCAAATAAACTATCCCCTGTCAGCAACTTATCAAACACTGTGCTTTGGATTTTTACATCCCTTGAGACTCCTCCAATTTGAGTTAGTTGCTCGTCAGTTAAACGCTCGGCCCAACTGTTATCGTCTTCGTTCAACACACCATCTTGAAGTATTGTACTGAGTCTTGCTGCATCTCTCATTTGGGGACTTTGTACTTCATACATGTTAAACTGCATGAAGTGTGTTGCATCACTATCATAAGATTGTGCTAAATCCAATGGGTAAGAAAATACCGACGATGGATTACCCCCAGAAGATGTGTATAATGGAGCGAGAGGGCCATGCTCTCTATTGATATCAATCTCATACCTACGAGACGGATCTAAACGATTTGCTTCATAATCTCCAGTGAAAACTTCTGATGCTTGATCCGAAGTGAAATAACCACTTCGATTATCTGCAACGTCGCTGATACCAGTCTTGAAACGGTCACCGAATGAATTACTTGCCATTTCTTTTTTCTCCTGTGGTTATACTACATACTATATATGGCATACAAAGGGAAGTATAAACCAAAGTATCCAGAGAAATACGACGGTGATCCCACCAAAATTGTGTATAGAAGTCTCTGGGAACGAAGGTTCATGGTTTACTGTGATAAGAACAAGTCTATTTTATCATGGGGATCAGAGACTGTTGTTGTCCCGTATAAATCTCCAATCGATAATAAATTGCACCGTTACTATGTAGATTTTATAGTGACTTCAATCAATAGAAATGGTCACAAAGAAACCACATTGATTGAGATCAAACCAAAGAAACAATGCAAACCCCCAGAGAAGAAGAAGCGAGTCTCTAGATCATACATCAATGAGGTGAAGCGATGGGGTGTGAATTCTGCTAAATGGAAATACGCGATAGATTATGCAGAGAATCGCGGATGGAAATTTAAAATCCTAACAGAAGAGGTATTGTTCAAGTAATGGCAAATTCAACAGACAGTAAACTTGCATACGCACGATTGCTCCGACAGCAACTCAAAGAACTAGGTTCTGCCCTTCGGGAATCAGAACCCGATGTCCCTGCACCTAAAAATAGACTGGTTTATGAGGCCGCAGAATTTACCAGACCAAAGAGTGAAGAAGAAAAAGTTAAAGAAGAGAAGCAACTAAATCAACGAGAATTGATCAAAGGAATTTCTCAACTCGATTATTCTGACATGTCATTGAACGTGTTTGACGCAATCAAGGATGTTCGTGATGCAGTCGATGCACCAACTGACGGAGAAGCAGGACTAAAATGGATGGAACTTGCTATCAGTCAGTTATATGAGGACGCTGATCTATCTGTTGAGGAACGATTCCTCCGTGATGAAAATCGTATTATATCAAAAAGCGGATTCAAGCGTCCCGGTGAGATGTACATGTTCAACTATGAACCCATAAATAGATCCAAACTCAAATTTTACGATACATTCCCGATCATCTACTTACTAAAGGTAGAAAAGGGTGCTTTGCATGGATTGAACTTACACTTCCTACCACCGAAACTGCGATATCTGTTTTTCCTGAACCTACAACAACTCCGAACTGGTGTGGGTGACGAGGCAAGACTAGGTAAACTGGATTATGGTGTACTTGCATCGTCTAATCGTTATAAATACTTTAGGCCTTGTTATAGAAAGTATCTAATCAAAAGAATCAACTCACGAATGCTTAAAATACCCGCAGAGGATTGGTCAATTGCAGTATCACTTCCTCTGGAGAGGTTTAAGAAAACATCAAAGTATTCGGTCTGGACGGATAGCAGAAGAATGATCACACAGCGTAGAGGAGAAATTAAATGAGCGGTTTCAACGTAAATGATTTGATGGGTCTTGGTTCCGGAAACGGCCGTCAGATTGGTTCTCCTCCACCGGCCGGTTCTGCTAGAGACTTATTGGGCCTTGGACCAGAGTCTCCTCCTCCACCACCACCGACTGGACAGGCCGCTCTGGATGCCGTCCTCGATCGAGAAGTGGATCTTGATTTTGAAACCAAGGTTCCTGCACTTGCGGATCTTGAGGCCCGGATGGCCGAAGCAAGATTGCAAGATTTACAAGATCGTGCAACGGTAGGACAAGGAAACTATAACAATCCAAAGTCACTCGAAGACTTTTCTGTAAGACTAAGTGAACAGGGATACTATTCACCATCTCGATATCAGGTGATGTTTGATAAAACCTTATCATACAGAGATGCAAGAGAAATACAAGACATGATGACATTTCAATGTACTGATTTGTCATTCCCCGGTAAGTCATTCCGAACAGCAGAAGCACGAACATATGGTCCGGTCCGACGACCAGTCATTGATGCAGAATTCACCGGCGAACTTACAATGACTTTCCGACTAAACAGAAGACTATACGAGGCAAGATTTTTCGAACAGTGGATGGATAAAATCAGTTCATCTGCAACCAAGTATAATGTAGAGTATTACGACAACTACATCAGCAATCTGTTTATCGATGCAATGGACAAAGACGGACAAACGTCATTATATAGAGTGCAAGTTCGAGAAGCGTATCCCAAGTCAATTGATAGCATTCCTCTTGCATTCAATAAGTCGAATGAAATTGCAACCGTGAATGTAACCCTCGCATATAGAGACTGGCGATTCTTACCAAACAATCCACCAGATCCAGATCGTAGCAATATCAACTTCAACAGACAAATGGGACCACCGAGTTCTTTATTTGAGTCAGAACAATTACGAAACGAATCGATTCGTAATCTCACACCGGGCGCAGACGTAGGCCCACCACCACCGAGACCCGGTGATATCGTAATTTGAGTGAAAGGAAAATTACACCATGCCATTACCAACAGTTAATGCACCAAAATATTCTTGCGTTCTACCGCAATCAAAGAAAAAGATAACCTTCAGACCGTTTCGTGTCAAGGAAGAGAAGATCTTATTACTGGCAGCAGAGTCTGGTGATCTGAATAGTATATACCACTCAGTTCATGATATCATCCTGAGTTGCACTGACGGCACACTAGACATATTTAAAGAATCATCAGTTGATTCTGAATATGCATTGATCCGCCTCCGAGCATCTTCAGTCGGTGAAACAATGAAACCAGAACTAACTTGTGTTCATTGCGAAAATAATTGTTCTGTGAAAATTTCAATGAACGATCTTATCGTAGACGATTCAGAAGAAAAAGAAAATCGCATTGAAGTATCCAAGGAAATGATACTCGAATTGAAATATCCATCCTTTGCAGAAGAGATACGAAATAATGCTATAGATGATCAACTTGAAATGGTATTTGATTCTGTTGTATGTTCCATTGAAAAAATTTACTTTCAAAATGAAGTGTACGATATTTCAGAATACACCAAAGAGGAAGTTAAAAATTTCGTTGACAATTTAGATACAGAAGTGTTTAAAGAAATTATAGAGTATATCGCAGGAAAACCAAAAGTGAAGATTCCAGTTAAGTTTGTATGTCCTGCATGTAAAAAGAAGACAGATATGCTATTGGAGGGCATCGAAACTTTTTTCGGTTGATGCTCTGCCATGAAACGATTGAAAATTACTACAGAACTAACTTTCAATTAATGCATCATCATAAATACTCATTGGCAGAATTAGAAGATATGTTTCCATTCGAACGCGAAATTTATACATCATTGCTACTAGAATACATAAAGCAACAAGAAAGTCAATCTAGAGGATAGTCATTTGGCCGAAGCAACAATCAATGATCTGATCAAAGAACTCAAGGCCCAGCATGTTGGTGATAGAAGATCCATGCGGACTCTGTTGCGTGATCAAATGCAGGAAGTCGGAAGGTTGACAACCACGGGTGTCCTTGCAGAAGCAGCATTCGATAGATTGAAGTTCAAAATCCCGATTCTATCTGGCCTGCGAGCAGCGAGAAAAACTGCTGCTGCAAACAGGGACCTCTATAAAAGTAGAATCGAAGGTTTAGTACAGGAAGGAAAATCTCCTGCTGATGCAGAAAAAATAGCGAAAATGTCCGGTCCTATTGATGCAGATTCTAACTCAGCAGAAAAAGCAACATCAGTAAATACTGCACGAACCGCAACGGCAGTTGAAAAAATGGCATCGTCACTCGGTGAGTTTGTTAGAGCATATAGTAGTACGATGGGTGGTGGGAATGATGATGATATCATCGATGACGGTGATAATAATACTGAAGAATCGAGTGGAGGAGGCGACAGCAAGAAGGCCTCAGGTAAATCGAAACTCCGAGCATTTGCAAAAGCATCATCCAAGTCGTTTGGTAATGTCATGGGCAAGATCAACGACGGCGCACAAAAGATGAACCTGTTCAGAAACCGCGCCCTTATGGGTTCGATTAAGAAAACCGGAATGACTATCCTTGTGGGCATCGGATCAATGGTTATGACAATTGCGGCCGCGATTGGGACTGCAATCGCATCGGTTGCAGCGGCCTTGGCACCATTTTTGGTTCCCATCGTAGCAGGTATTGCTGCTGTCACTGGAATAATAGCATCAATCTTGGCCATAATAGATGTTGATAAAGAATTCAAAGACATAGAAAAGATGGAAGCAGATAGTGAGAGGAAGGGTAAAGAAGCAATCGATCGTTTCCGAGTAAACGATGCAGAGAAAGATCTTACCCTCGGAGACGCCATTGCAAACCAACGTCAGAAAGTCTTAGAAGCACAAGCAGCAGGTGATGACAGTGTTGCGATTTCTATTCCCGGCGGATTCAACTCTGGACCAAGAGGACTCAAACCAGAACAGGCGTTGGCAATTCTAGACGGTGCAGAGAAAGCAGCAAAGGACGAAGGTGTCTTATCTAGCACCGGAAGACAGATCGAAGATGTACAAGCAATGGAACGAATGAACCAAGACAAGGCCCTACTCGGAAATATCAAGAACCCTCTCGACTGGGCAGACGCCGAAGGATATACCAGCAGCGAATACATGACACAGGAAGTTAAAAGACTGAAGGATCTAAAAGCATCTGGTGCCGTGTCAGCAAAAACAATCAAAGATCCAATCCTACTGGCAAATCCATTCGCAGTTGATGATGCTCAGTTGTTCCAAGAAATGGACATCGACAAGGCAATCAATATAGCAGAAGGAAATCTTCTCCAGACACAAACCCAAGGTAATAATTACCATATTGGAATGACGAGAAGAAAACTAAAGAGAGACGGAATGATGCAAGGTGAGGGCCCGCTGTTCGATCTACTGAACAAATCAGCAGATGAAATGGCTAGTGAACGCATGGGACGAGTAGGTGCGTTCGCATCTGGATCGTTTGGTATTCCTGGCATAAAACAGGGCATTGGAGAAGCAAGAGATATGCGTGTAAATGCAAATTCTCTTCGGGGAGATGTTGCTGCCGCCAATCCTCCATCCGTAAATACAGTTGTAGCAGACAACGGAACAACCCAAACCGTTACAAATACAACAAACGTAGAAACAGGACACATGACTGATAGTCCATCGTCCTTGAAAGAAATGCAACACGCAAACTAATAGGAAAGAGGGTGTCCGAAGACACCCTCTCTCGTTTGGCGTTGAGTTTAGATCAAATCATAATCAATCTTCGCTCGCCAACTTCTCGAAGTAAGACAGTGCATTCTCTTCCTCACCAGAATCATTATCTGAATCACTAGACTCAGTGGACTGGACCCCAGATGATGTAGAACTATCGGTCTCCGAGAAAGTTCCCTTGAAATCTTCTGCCGTAGCAGTTGACTTCGTGGTGTTGAGAACATGATCCAACTTCTTCTTCAGTTCATCATATGACTTGAAGTTAGATGCATCAGTGAACTCCTTGAGAGGATACTGCTGCTTCCACAGCGTCTCAAGTGCGTCGTCGTCACCGTCATGGACGGCAGAGACTCCATCAAACTCAGACTTATCATAGTTGATAAATCCTGCAACCTTACGAACCTTCAACTTAAAGTTCGCACCCTTCCAGAAGTCGAAAGGATTGATTGGTTCTTCATCCTCAAACTCCGGTTGCATTGCTTCGTTGATCTTATCAAAGATCTTCTTCCCAAACTTGTAGAGGAAAACCTTACCCTCGTTTTGTGGATTAGCAGGATCGCTAACCACAAGAATGTTTGAGATGTAGGACAGTCGTCGCTTTCGCTGACGAGCAATATCCTTGTCACTCTCAAGACCACTGTTCCAAAGTTCCGAGTTCATTTCTGAAACCGGATCCTTGTCGCCAATGGTGGTACGAGAGTTCTCGATAAACCAACCACCGGGGCCTTGGAAACCGTGAGTGAACAGACGCGCCCAAGGGATGTCTTCTCCATCCACAGTTGGNAGGAACCGAACAACAGCAAATCCGTTACTGGACTTATCCAGTTCAGGACGCCAGAAACGGTCGTCTTTGTAACTCTCTGACTTCTTGTTAATCTTGTCCGCTGCGGCAGTCAGTGCGCCGATGTCGCGGGACTTCTTCTTAAGATCGCTAAAACCCATGATGATTCTCCTGTATGTGTGTGCGATATGTACGTTGTGTACGACTTATTACTCTATATAGTATAGGGTATATGGAGTAGATGTCAAGTGAAAAATGGTAATTTTGTCTGTCTTGGGAGCATGTTTAGGTCCTGACCTTCTCCTTGAAGTTTCTCAATCAATGGTTTGGAGAGATACTTCGCGGCAACGGCAGGTTCAATATTATGCTCTTCACACAGATCTACAATGGCATCAATGCAAGCATGGCCATTTCGAATTCGGTCTTCAACATCCGTAGTGAATACGGTCTGTAGTTTTTCTTCTATCATAGTAAATGTCCTTTCGTGTAAATTATACACGGTTATCAGAGAAAGTCAATAGTCTTCTTTCATATATATTAGAGAATATAATTCCCAAACGGAGAGTACAGGCATATGAGTCTTGACACAAATGACAACATTATCGTAGGTGCCGGAACAGGCGGTTCTACACAGGGTGCTGAAGTAGCAACAGATTTCGTCAACGCCCGCCATTATCAAATTTTCAAACAAGCATTCGGCGCAAACGGCGATGCTACCGACGTTGGAGATGGTTCTGGTGCTGCTAAACCTCTTCCGGTAAAACTATTCCAAGCGGATGGAATTGTTCTTTCTTCAGAATTACTTGCTTCTGATCTCTCTGTACTAAACGTAAACCTCCGAGGCACATCTGGATCTGGGAATGTTCCAGTTGACATCAATGCGATGAACCTCGGCGAAATTAGAATTGCTGGTACGGCAGGAGGAGTTCCTGTTGGTGTATGTGGTGATAACTTCGACGTTCGTACTCTCTTCGGAGCAACCGCAGGAAACACACTCACAAGCATCTTCTCACATGGTGGAGATTTTGATTCTGTTTCGGTTCAAGGTATTTCTGGTGGATTCCCAGTCGGAATCACTGCCACAAATCTACACATTAGATCACTAACTTCTGCTGATGAAGTCTCTATTGCTAATGGAGGCGGTCTTGCTGGTGTTACTCTCCAAGGTGGTACTTTAGATCACGTTACTGTATTCGGTGGAGAAACTGGATATGGTGGTGATGGATCAGTAGAAGGCGGCGCACTTCTTGGAAATGCTGGAGGCCTTCCTGTATTCATCTACGGTAACTCAGGAGGAACCGCAGCAGCAATTGGTATGTCCGGAGATCAACTTAAGGTTGTATTGGATCAAACACTCTCAGCATCAGGATCATTTACTGCCACTGTAGATAGCAGTCACCAGAAATCAGTTGGGTTTGATACGACTGGTGTTCTATCGGCCGCAGATACTTCAGGAAACACACTGGCAACTCCAGTGTTACTATACGGACAATCTGGTGGAGATTCTACAATTGCAAGGGCCCTCACCGTAACTGGTGGAGGCGCACTTCTAACTGCATTGCAAGGTGATCTCCAAGCGACCATTGGCACAGTAAATGTTAGCATTCCGGATGCATTTGACTTTGCATCCACAAGACTTCTCACTTCTCCATCTGGTAACGGTAACACGATGGGTCAACCAGTTCTCCTATACGGATCGTCTGGTGGAGACACTATAGCGAAAGCACTCGTTACCGTTGGGGATAAAGGCCTTGGTGATGGTGGACTCCTCGTTGCGGGTGTCATCGGTGTAACAAACGCTCCCGGTGGACCATTAGAGATTACTCATGGTGCAAACACTCCTGATGTTGTGGTAACAAGTATGCCAAACGTAACAGTCAGTACAATAAGCAACACTGTTACTGTTAAAGCAGATGCTAATGGAATGACCTTAGGAGGTGGAGATTTCGGTAGTGGTGTAATCACCGGAGGAACTCTCGATAATATTACTCTCGCAACAGTACAGGCCTCCGGAACAGGTATTACCGTATTCGGTGGAGTGACTGGATTCGGATTTGTTTCGCAACCAAGACTGCACGATGGACCGGGAGTCACAATGGGTACTCCAGTGTTCCTCTA